GTGGGGCGTGAGGGGCACGACATGAGTGCGCCGCGTGAGCGTCTTGCTACCGAGATTGGCAAGCACTTCCCCATTACCGATAGGGGTGCCAGCAGGTCCCTCATGATCAAGTGCATGTGCGGGGCACTAGCGCCAACCTGGCACGGACACCTAGCCGACGCGATCATCGCCGCCGGATGGACACCACCCGCACAGCCCTAGGAAGAAGAAGAACCCTTCTCACGCATGAGCTACGAAGCAATGGAAGCCAAACTCGCGCAACAAGAAAGCGCCCCTCGGATGACATGACCCGAGAGGCGCTAACTCAAACGTCAACCAGCGGCCTGGACTCCGCTAGACACGCTCCAAACTATCGAGCAACACCCCAGCATTTCCCCCTACCGGCCTGCCGCTCACTTACAAGCCTCACGGGTAAAACACTGGTGAGCAACCGCAAGGGGACAACTCCCCACCTAAGCCCACCCCAGTGGCGGGCTCTTTCATGCCCGGTCGGTTTTGATCCATAGGAGGCGTTCACCTTCAGCAAGTGACGCCTCCGCCGCGGCTTTCGCGCTCGCGTAGTCCGTATCTGTGAAGGTCTTCTCGATGGGACCGGTAGCCGATTCGACCATCACCACAATGTCCATGCCCTCACCATAGCCGCCCATCTTGGGCGGTTTTCTTGTTCCCGGAAGGACCCACTATGAAACGCATCATCAACCACAACAGCATCAGCGATCGCGCACTGGCTCTCAGGCTCTTCGAGCTCGCGAACATCGACCCTGGCACGATAGCGTCCGACAGCATCACGATCTACCGCAACCACGTCGAGTACAAGGAGATCCAGTTCATCGAACTCAAATACCAAGGCGCCACAGTCATCACCATCCAACGCAACCCGCGCACACTGGAAGCCATCACAAAAACCCGCACCATCCGCAACCCCTTGCCCGCGAGCGCATGGGCCCGCCCCATGCTGACTCCCGAGGAACGCTTACGCTCCACCCTGAACAAGTTCAACTCCAGCGCACACAAGACCGACACCGAGATACAACGCTTCCGTGACGCCATCAACGAACTGGCGCTCGCAGTGTCGCATGCGGAGTTTGGCGTCTATCCACAGCGGTATGTCATGGGTGTGGAGGCAGGAGAATGACTATTCCATTGGAAGCGGTAGAGGCCGGAGCGAAGGGGCTTCTGGCTCACGGCACGATCGTTCCGGAACTACGGCAGGCGAAGGGTGACTGGGAGTCTGCCGGCTGGACCATTCAGCAAGAGTTCATTGCAATGTCGAACGCAGTCCTCGCTGCTGCACTACCCCGCGTTCGTGAGCTGATCGCGCAAGAGATCGAGGCTCTTGAGCCGACGGCGGAGATGATGACGCACAGGCGAGACGAGTACGAGTACAGCGCAGGATGGGACGAGGCAGCAGGCGACGCTGCCGTGATCGCGCGCGGCCGGTAATGGGCACCTTCGTGCTACTTCTTTTCTAGTTTCAGTCGTTTCAGTTCGCTCTTGGAGAGGTCGGGAAAGATGGAGGCGTAATCACCTTCCCCAAACAGTTGAACCCTTTCAACGAACTCAGGAGGAAGCAGATCTTCCTTGAGCATCCGAACTCTCGCCGCAATGTACTTGTCGGGGACTCTGCCCAACTGCCACTCACCTAGGATCCTCGAGAACTGGATTGCCCAGTCAAGAAACGGGATGGTAACAAGTTCCTTAGCCGAGTCCTTCGTCTGCTGGGACAACGCAAGACGCCCGACCAACTCCACATTCTCAAACTGCGCGTCGGCTTCGTTCATCCCATATTGGCGCTCTAAATCGAGCCAGTTACGAACGATCCGCTGCTTGTAGGGAATCGTCAGTTGGAGAGTCACTATCGCCACTCTCAGCTCACGCAGCACGTCCTTCGCTGGCTCCGCGTCCATCTGAAAGGTCGAAAGCGTCGCCAACGGCCTCAACAATCCCTGCACAGCACTCAACCTCGCCGCCTCCGCCGCTGCTTTGCGTGCAGAGCGCCGTTCGAGGCTAAAGATCGCCAGGGCAATCAGGGCCGCAACAACACCACCAACGAGTGCCGAAAAGAAGTTGGAATCCCACCACTTGCTCTCAACAACAACCTCAGTCACCTCAGAAACCATTATTCGCATACGCGGATTCTTCCAGACACACCACTCCGAAAGGAACACAACATGACCCTCACCGGCAACATCACCGGCGCCAGCCGCCAAGAACTCATCAACCAAGCAACACAAGCAGCCACCGCCTACTACGGCAACGCCTGTTTCTCCATCCGCCTCCACAAAGAAACCAGTGAAACCGACTGCAGCGACAGCTACACCAACCTGGATGCGCCCAACGAGAAACTCCCAACAACCACCATCTACACCGCCGAATACACAGCCACTCCCATGCACACATGCATCACCACCACAGCGAACCAAGACCAGCCACGCACCTGCAGAGACTGCGGCCAAAACACCAACTAACCCAAGGACCCCATGAACATCTACATCGCAGGCCCCATGACCGGCCTCCCCGACCTCAACTACCCCGCCTTCCACCAGGCAGCCAACCAACTCACAGCCCAGGGCCACACCCCCATCAACCCCGCCAACACCACCCTCCCCAACAACTCCACCTGGCTCCAATACATGCAAGACTGCATCCCCAAACTCATCCATGCCGACGCCGTAGCCCTACTCCCCGGCTGGCAAAACTCCACCGGCGCCACCATCGAAGCCAACCTCGCACAAAGCCTCGGCATCCCCACCCACCCACTCACCACCTACCTCCACCCCTAACCCCACCAACACCCACCAACACAAGCCCAACCGCGCTCGCGGCTGGGCTTTCGTCGTCTAGAAAGGAACTTCCCATGAGCGAGCTCGCTAACGTTGCTGCCGAACGGGAGATCATCTGCGGCACCTTGAGTGCGCGAGGAGCAGAGCAAGATCAACTGCTCAGTGGTCTACGGCCCGAGGACTTCTACCTGCCAGCCCACGAGTCGATCTGGTGGACGTTGCAGGCCATGCACTCGGGCGGAGAACTGATCGACTTCATTACGATCATGTCCGGGCTCGCTAAGCACGGCTACCAAGACCTGCAGAAGCACATCATCGAGCTCGCGGACCTCGGTACCGTTGCAGTCCAGGCGGCCGCGTACACGAGCGGTGTCTACGACCTCGCGGTACGTCGTCGCCTCGCCGCCATGGGTACCCGTGTCGTCCAACTGGCGGGGGATGCAGAAGGCTCCCCCGCCGAACTGGTATCCGTCGCCCAAACCGAGTTGGAAGCCGCGTACAAGCCCGCCGAGCAGGCTCGCACGCACGTCTCGGACATCCTCCCGGACCTCTTGGCTGAACTGCGCGACCCCACCCCACCACAGGGCATTGCATGGCCGTACATGGATGCCGATCGACTCCTCAAGCCCATGAGCGCCGGACAGTTTGTGATCGTCGCTGGACGGCCTGGCATGGGTAAGTCCGTCGCCCTCTCAGATATCGCTCGGCACGCTGTCCTCAAGCAGCATAAAAGCGCCGTGGTGTTCTCTCTCGAAATGCGGGCCGAGGAATACCTCAAGCGCATCCTCGCCGCCGAGACCGGTATCCGACTCACCTACATCAACGAGAAGCGCCTCAACGAACGGCAATGGGACGCACTAGACACCGCAGCCCGACGCCTAGCCGACGCGCCCCTGCACATCATCGACAAGCCCGAATGCACCATCGCAGACGTGCGAGGCCGGATCCGTGAACTCAAGGCCGACATCGTGTGCATGGACTACCTCCAACTCGGCACCTTCAACCCGAAAGTCCAACGCCGTGAAGGGCTCGAAGAGTTCTCACGAGGACTCAAGATCGCCGCCAACCAATTCGGAATCCCCATCGTCGCCGCAGCGCAACTCAACCGCGGTGCTCAAGACCAGAAGCGCCCACGCATCTCAGACCTCCGCGAATCCGGAGCGCTCGAGCAAGACGCCGACGTGATCACCCTCCTGCACCGCGAAGACTACTTCGAACGCGAAAGCCCACGCGCCGGCGAACTCGACTACATCATCGGCAAGCAACGCAACGGACCCACCGGAGAGTTCGTCCTCTCCCACCAGCTCCACTACACACGCTTCAGCGACATGGCCAACTGAAAGGACCACCAATGCCCACCGCCTGGCAAGAAATCCTCGCCCGCCTCCCCAAACTCGCGGACATGAAAACCGAACGTCCCCTCTTCGTCGAATCAAACCGGCGAGCAACCATCGACCCCTCCAAGTTCACGCCACTCAACCTCGACGCACTCGGCCTCGAACTCGAACTACGCAAGGCCATCGACCAGCACTGCGAGCGCGAAGGCACCGCAACCGATCTAGCGGAGTTGTTGGCGTCCGGGTATCCGGTTGGGCAATCCGAGTTGGTGTGTGGCCTGTGGAATCGTGAGGGAGTTGAGTTCTTGGAGGAGATCCGCACGATCACGAATGGGGAAGTGCGCACAACAGCGCGGCGCCGCGCGTTCCTAGAGGCGTGCCCTGAGCTGTTCCGGTTGAACCTCTACCAGATGACCCAAGCCTTGGTGTTGATGGGCTTCCCCGCGAAGTACAACACCCTGTGCAAGTGGGCTCAACGTGGCCATCTCATCCCGGATGATGAGGGTCGATACTCATTGTCTGACGCGCTCGCTCGGTATAAGAAGGTCCCGGTTAGCGTGTGATGCTGGACAAAAGCAAACTGTCCACTAATATTGGTGGTGGAAGAACTGTATCCACTTGAAGACTCTCACCGTTGGTGAGGGTCTTTTTTCGTGGAATCACAGCGGTCAACAGCCAACGACTCCCGGCTGAAGGACGATCATGACGGGCGGGTTCCTTCCAAGGCCCTAGTCGCACCTGCCGCAACTTCCAGCGAGCCCGCATCTGCTCGCTGGTTCAGGGAGCGCGCACTCCCTCCGGTAGCTCACCGTGGACCACAACGAGCCGTCTAGCCCACGTCACGGGCTCTCATTCTCCGTCGTCTAACCGGCAGGACGGCAGATTTTGGTTCTGCTAATCGAGGTTCGAATCCTCGCGGGGAAGCGAGGCCGAGGGGCCTCCTAAGCCCGCCTCCGATGGCATCGTATGAAAAAACGGGGCGACTGGCTGCCGTAAGCAGTCGCACGGGACTGTAGTTCAGTGGCAGAACACCGCATCGCCCCCTACATGCGCAAGGCGTCAGCGCAAGGACAAGCAGCGGAAGGCGCAGGTTCGAATCCTGCCAGTTCCACGACCCTAGGCAAGCGACCTAGACACCTGACGGGGACAGTCCGCGACTCGGCGCGTAACCCGAGCAGACTCCACGCATCGCCCACTACGCGGTCGCGCATTCATTGGGGGGTGCGACAGATGGCTCAACGACGATTCATCACCCGGCACGGTACCGCGACCCGCGACACCCGCCCCCACCGCACTGAGTTTCACTGCCGCAATCATCACTGCGCATGCAAGCCACAGAACCCCAAGCGTGAGCGCATGCACGCGAAAAAGTACCTGCGCCTCGGTAGTGAACCACCGCCCATCTACACCGCCTGGTAGCACCCATCCATCTGCCACCCACGAGGTGGACCGCCCCTGCGCGTATGCCACATGCACTGCCTGTTCTGGCGTTCTCCTTTTCTCCTTCACTCAAGTAGCTGCGGCTACTCCAGCCTGCCTTGGAGGCCTCATGTCCGGACGTGTGTGCAGCAAGTGCCCTCGCATTCTTACTGATGGCTCAACGATCTGTGTTTGGTGCAAGCGAGAGAAAGACAGAGCGCGCGGGACATCAACCCAACGCGGTTACGGAAGCGCACACCAAGCCGAACGCGCACGCTGGCAAGCCAAGATCGATGCCGGCGAGGAGGTCGCTTGCACGCGCTGCTGGAGGCAGATACTCCCCGGCACACCTTGGGACCTCGGACACTCCGACTCGAGGACCTTCTACACCGGCCCCGAGCACGCCACCTGCAACCGCTCAGCCGCAGGAAAGCACGCTGCGGCACTGCGCAACCGCTGACCGCGAGCGCCAAGGTTGAGGGCCTGCCGCTACCCCAGGGGGGTGGGGCAAAGGCGCCTGACCTATAGACCGACGGTGAGGTCTGAAAAAAGTGCGGAGGGTTCAAAAGTTTTCCGACCGGCGCGCGATGCCCGGTTTTCTGCTTTTTGGCGCGATGCCGAAGGAGGTGCCCGACTATGACCAGTGGTGGTTATCGCACGCAATCTGGACCGAAACCAAACCCGAACTCGGGGCGCTCGGAGCGTCGCAATTTCACGCTTACGTCTCTCCCCTCGGAGGGCTACACCGGTAAGGTCCCAGCGTTTCCGTTGATGGAACGTCCCGTCTTGGTGATGTCGTTCGACGACCAGGGCGGCAAGAAGATGGTGACTGACGAAGAACTGACCGAGGACGTCGCGGACCGGGAGCAAGAACTGTGGGAATGGGCATGGTCCACCCCGCAAGCCTGCGCTTGGTCGCTAGAACCGTGGCGGTGGCAGACAGTCGCCATGTGGGTACGTACCTTCGTGATCTGCGAAGGTCACGAGGCCAAAGCCGCTGACAAGGGCGCGCTACTCCGCTTGCAAGATCAGATCGGGCTTTCCCCCGCCGGACTTATTGCGAACGGTTGGGCTATCGCGCGCGACGAGCTCGCTGAGAAGTCAGCGACGAAGAAGCCCATTGCCAGTTCCGGAGGCTCACGCTCCCGGATGCAAGTAGTTCCTGGTGTCGGCTGACGGCCTCGCCCTCGAATTCAATCCTCTTCACACCCTCGGGTTCATCGTCACCGACTGGGTGGAACGGCACTGCATTGTCCCTGGCGGTGTTTTCGATGGCGATCCTCTGATCTTCAATGGCTGGCAGCTCTTCTGCACGACAAATCACTACAGAATCAAAGCCACCGCGAAGTTTGATCCTGCACGCATCCTTGAGCCTTTCTACTACCGGCGATCCATCATTGTGGGTCCGCAGAAGTGTGGAAAGTCGCCGTGGGGTGCTGGAATGCTGCTCGCTGAGGCGGCCGGCCCGTCGACGTTTGTTGGGTGGGCGAAGGGTGGAGAGCTCTACCAGTGTTCTGACCACGGTTGCGGGTGCGGGTGGGTGTACGAGTACCAGCCAGGCGAAGCGATGGGTGCTCCCCGCAAGAAGTCACTGATCGGTTTGCTGGCGTTCGCAGAGTCGCAGACAGCGAACGTGTATGAGCCGTTGCAGACGATGATCACGACCGGGCCACTCGATGACGTGCTCAAAGTTCGTGAGGGCTTCGTGCGCCTCCCGAACCGCGGCATGATCCTCCCATTGTCCAGCGCGGCGAAGTCGAAACTGGGAAAGCAGTTCACGAGTGGGCTAGCGGACGAGTCAGGTCTGTACACGTCAGCGAACAAGGTTCTCGACACGTGGCAGAACATCAGGCGATCTGCAGCAGGTATGCAGGGCCGCACTATCGAGCTCACGAACCCGTGGGACCCCATCGAGAACTCTGCCGCGCAGCAAGGATTCGCGTCCAAGTCCAAGGACATCTTCCGGTACTACCGCGAACCGCCTCGCGACCTGAACTACAAACTCAAGCGCGATCGTCACAAGATCCACGTCCACGTGTACGCGGACTCGCCATGGGTGGACCCAAACGGTATCGACGCGGAAGCCGCTGAGCTTGTCGAGACCGACCCAGCCCAGGCTGAGCGATTCTACGGAAACCGACTCGTCCAAGGTAAAGGCACCTACCTCCTCTCGAAGTGGATCGACCGATCTCAAGACGAAGTGGAGATCGGAAAGGACATCGTCCTCGCGTTCGATGGCTCTCGATCGGGAGACTGGTCGGCCATTCGTGCTGAAACCAAGGACGGCCACCGCTTTACGCCTACGTACACGGTCGGCGGCGAAGAACGCACAACCGTGTGGAAGCCCGAGGAATGGGGAGGGCAAATCCCCCGCGGTGAAGTCCACGCGGCTGTCCGCCAACTCTTCAAGAAATACAACGTCAAAAGGTTCTACTGCGACCCCTTCGACTGGTTCACAGAAATCGAAGAATGGGCACTCGAATTCGGCGATGAAGTGGTCATCCAATGGCCCACAAACAAGATCGACAAGATGTGGCAGGCCCTCGTGCGCTACCGCTCCGACATGATCGAAGGCATTTCCACCCATGACGGTGAAGACGACTTCCTCACCTGCGCAACTAACGCCCGCATGGCCGCAAAGCAAGGCGACAAGTTCATTCTCGCCAAACCATCCGACCACCAGAAAATCGACGTCCTTATGGCCGACGTCCTAGCCCACGAAGCCGCCTGTGACGCGCGCTCCGAGGGATGGACCAGCGACAAGGACGACGTCATGTTCATGTTCAGGTAGGAGGTGCCCGTGACAACACTCATGCAGGCATCCAAACTCAACGACGATGAGAGCCGGATTCTCTCGCACCTCAACAAGAAGGCCCGCGAAGTCGAAAAACCCGACACTCTCAACGACGCATACTACGAGGCCACAAACCGCCTCGAGCAGATCGGCATCGCAGTCCCACCCGAACTGCGACGGTTCGTCACACAGGTCGCATGGCCACAAACCGTCGTAGACGAGGTGGAACGCCGACTCGACGTCAAGGCCCTCATGCTCCCTGGCGAAGACAAAGCGTCCGAAAAACTCACCGAGCGATGGGAAGACAACAACCTCGAGTCCGAATCCCCCATCCTCCACAAAGAGACGATGATCTTCGGACGCGGATTCGTCTCCGTGGGCACCAACCCAGAGGATGCGAAAAAGCCGTTCATCCGCATCGAGCCTTCTCAGCAGATGGTCGCCGCCGTAGATACCGCACAGCGAAGCATGGTGGGTGCTCTGCGGTCCTTCAAGGACTGGGACGGAGCTCGAAACAGGACGCTCTTCCTGCCCGGCTCGACAATCCACCTGCGTGCGTCGCGCAACGGCTGGGAGGTCACAAACCGCGACGACCACGGTCTAGGCCGCGTGCCCCTCGTGATGTTCCTCAACCGCAGGCGCGCCGGCACGTGGATGGGTCGCTCCGAAATGGCCGCGTCCATTCCACTCACCGACGCCTGCGCCCGTGCACTGACCAATCTCCAGCTCGCGCAAGAAGGCTTGGCAGTCCCAACGCGCTACCTTTTTGGCGCGGACAAGGACAAGATGGTCGACCCAAAGACCGGCCAACCAGTGCCTGTCTGGGAGGCCTACTACACGTCGCTCATGGTGCACAGCGACCCTAAACTCACCGCTGGGCAGTTTGACGCCGCCAACCTTGAGAATTTCACCAAGGTCGTCGACAAGTACGGCAGCCTCGTCGCCTCGATTTCCGGTCTACCTGTCCGGTACTTCACCGATTCCACGGTGAACCCTGCCGCCGAGGGCGCTATTCGCGCGGACGAGTCGCGACTAGTCAAGAACGTCGAGCGCAAGCAGACCGACTGGGGTGACGGGTGGGGCTGGGTCATGGGACTCTCCGAGCGATTCGCCACCGGAGAGTGGCCTGACGGCAACAAAATACGTACCGAATGGCACGACGCCGGCACACCAACCGTTGCGCAGAAGGCCGACGCAGTCACCAAACTCGCTGGCGGGAAAGCAATACTCTCCGTGCAAGGCGCACAAGACGAGCTCGGATGGAGCGAAGCCAAGAAGAAGCGCGAGCGGGCATACCGCCAGGAAGAACTCCGACTCGAGTGGAACGCCCTGGAGCCGGACATCGACGGTGAAGAATAGCCATGGCGTTCGAAGCCGCAATTGAACACGAGAAGACGGTGGCCGAGATCGTAGCGAAGGCTACACGCGAAGCCGACCAGTTGTGGCGCGGAATCACACCCTCGTCGATAAGTGGATCGTGGAATGAGCGTCTCCCCCGCGTCACGCAGGTCTTCGCCGACGCACAGTTTCAAGCAGCTGTCGAGGGCATGATCTACTCGTCATTCGTCCTCGCAGACCAAGGCTTATGGACTCCGCCCACCTCGATTGCCAGGGCGTCCGCTTCCGCGGGCATCGCATCGTCAGGGGCGACGCTCACCACCGTCCTAGACCGGCCAGTGAGCTACTCCAAGTCCCTGATCGGGGAAGGTGTACCCCCCGTCGAAGCACTGCGCCGCGGTGGACTCCTGCTCCAAGGCATCACACGCACCCAAGTTCGGGACTCTGCCCGGCTTGCCGCGTCCACGGACATCGCGGCCAGAGATTCGGTGTCCTACATACGCATGGTTGGACCGGGCGCCTGTTCTCGGTGCATTGTCCTTGCCGGCAAGATCTTCCGCTGGAACACCGGATTCAAACGGCACCCGCGATGCAACTGCACGCACGTGGCCACGACCTCCAAGAAGTATGCCGGGGCGAAAGCCGAAGGCTACATCGACGACCCCTACGAGGTCTTCAAGGGAATGACCGCGCTCGAGCAAGACCGAGCATTCGGGAAAGCAAGCGCTGACGCAATCCGTGACGGCTCGGACATCTTCCAAGTTGTCAACGCCAGCCGCTCTGCACGAGGCCTCACCACCTCCGAGGGCTTCACTCGTCGCGGATACTCTCGAGGCCTCGAAGGTCGTCGCCTCACACCAGAAGGAATCTATCGGCAAGCCGCAGGAAACCGCGAGCGAGCCCGAGAACTCCTGATCGAGCACAACTACCTCTTGCCCGGCGGCCAAGTCCCTGAGGGGTCAATCCGAGGTCATCGAGAAGGCTTCGGAGCGCTCGGAGCAGGTGGCCGCCGCGTCGGTGCACGCACCGCAGTCGAGCAGTCGCGTCGCACCGGGATGCGCGATCCTTCGAGCCGCTACACCATGACCGCCGCTGAGCGCAGACTCTTCGACTCTGAGGCCCGCTACAAAGCAGTCCTCGAAGGCCGAAACCCCTACTCCCGCGATGGGAAAGGGCTGACCCCACAGCTAGCAGCACAAGCCGAAGCCGACTACAAGCGATGGCTTAGCACCGGCGGCGAAGTCTTTAATGACTAGCCCCGAACCAAGCGCCTCACAGCCCGATGCTGTGGGGCGTTTTGCATACCCCTTTTCCGGCCGCGCGAGGCGTCCGGATGCTTTCCGCGATGGAGATAAGCACATGAGCACGACCCTTCTCAAGACCCGCTACACCCCCACCCCCGGGTTCACGCATCCGCGATGGAGCAGAATCCGGTTTGTCGCTGCCGACCCTGCGGATCCTGCCACTGGCGACGACAAGACCTCTAAGAATCCTGCCCCAGATCCTGACGGCGACGAAAAGTTGGGTGAGGGAGGAAAGAAGGCCCTGACCACTGAGCGTGACGCCCGCAAGGCGGCTGAGCAGAAGGTCAAGGACCTTGAGAAGCAACTCGAGGACTCCAAGAAAACCGACGAGCAGCGCATCAAGGACGACCTCGGCACCGCACAGTCGGAACTCGCCGCTTCGCAATCGCAGCTTCTGTGCTACGAGGTGGCTGCGGAGATCGGCCTCGACATCAAGCTCGCATCCCGCCTGAAGGGCTCGACTCGCGAAGAGATCGAAGCCGACGCGAAGGCATTCAAGGACCTCGTAGGCACGAAGTCCACACCAAAGCCAGACCCACACCAGGGCGGCGGCTCCAAGTCCACCGCAAAGAGCGTCTCAGCAGGACGAGACCTCTGGGCTGAGCAGCACCCATCCAAGAAGACCAACTGACAAAGGAGAGAGCACTATGCCTCGACTGACTACTGAACAGGTTGGCGGCGGCGATTTCTCGTGGCTCGGAAGCGCGCACGGAATCAGCAACGCCCGCACCGAAACCCTCGACGTGTCCGCCTTCACCAAGGCAACCCACTACCCAAAGGGCTACATCCCTTCGGGCACCCCCGTCGCGCGGATTGGTACGGGACTTGTCCCGTATGACCCAGCCGCCGAGACCACCACGGCTGCGGGTGTCCTCGCAGGCTTCATCCTCACCAACCAGAGCGTCGTAGGTACCGCGGACTTCGCTGTGCCGCTGATCGACCACGGCCGAGTGAAAACCAGCAAACTCCCCGTGTCATTCACCGCACCTACGGGCGCGAAGCGTGGGGAAACCACCTTCGTCTTCGTAGCCTGAAAGGAGGGCCCAAATGGCTCTTTGGACTGATGTAATCGACCCAGCAACTCTGACTGGGTACGCACGCGAGTCACTCGCAGAGCAGGAGGCCCGGAAGGGCTCGCTGGCGCGCTGGCTCCCGAACCGCGATGTCTCCGACATCCTCGTGCGCTTCGTTGCCGGGCAGGCAGGCCTCGTGCCTGAGGCGAACTACCGCGCCTACGACGCAGAGCCAGAGATTGGCTCCCGCCCAACCGGCAAGCGGCACATCCTCGAACTGCCTGCCGTCGGCCAGAACCTGCCGGTCTCTGAGTATGAGCAGCTTCGCCTGCGCAACGCCGCAGACACCAGCATGCTCAAGGAGATCCTCGCGACTACCCGCCGGGTTGTCCAGGCAGTATCCGACCGCGTCGAGCGACTGCGCGGCGAGGTCCTGGTAACCGGTATCGCCACCATCCCCGAGCTCTCCCCACAGGGTGATGACTTCGGACGCAAGGCTGCCCACAACGTCACGGCCGCTACTTTGTGGTCTGGATCCGCTGACATCCTCGAAGACTTCGAGGCGTGGAAGCAACTCTACTCCGACACCAACGGCGTAGATCCAGGCACGATCCTGACCTCCAGCCGCGTGATCTCTGCGATCGCAGGAAACCCTGCCTTCCAGACCCAACTCGTCAACGGTGGCGCCCGACGCGCATCCATCGACGACGTGAACACCATCCTGTCCGGGTTGAACCTGCCAACCCTGACCGCGTACAACCGCCGCACCTCGAAGGGCCGCGTCATCCCAGACGACCGTCTGATCTTCCTCCCCGAGGCAGTCGAGACGACCGACTGGGAAGGCACCGAGCTCGGAGCGACCTTCTGGGGACAGACTCTGACCTCTCAGGACTCCGACTACGCCATCGAAGATGGCGCAGAGCCGGGCATCGTGGTGGGCGCATACAAGGCTGAAAAGCCACCAATGATCGCCGAGATCATCTCCGACGCGATCGCACTTCCAGTGCTCGCGAACGCGGACCTCTCCCTGGTCGCAAAGGTGCTGTGATCATGACTCGCAAACTCACCGCAATGGTGGCTTTGCGCAATCCAGAGAACGGCAGCATCGAGGTCTTTGGCCCCGATGCTGCCGTCCCGGATTGGGCAGAACCACTGATCACAAACCCGAACGTGTGGGCTGACGTCGAAGAGACGGACACGACCACGGCCGCAAACACTACGACCGCAAACGACAAGGCAGCGGACGAAGGCGAAGGCACAACCACAGCCGACGCCAATAGCACTCAGGACGAGGACGACACTTCCGAGACCTCCGGTGCGATCCGTCCGGCCGAGAACGAGTCCAAGGCCAAGTGGGTCGCCTACGCAACCTCCAAGGGGCTGACCGTCCCTGCAGACGCGACCAAGGCGAAGATCATCGAGATGCTCGAAGCTGAGTGAAAGGTGGTGCGGTCATGACATACGCAACCGTCGACCAAGTCGGGACCGAATTGGGCCGCACCATCGTCGAACCGGAAAAAGCCCAAATCCAGCAGTGGCTGGACAAGGTGGAACGCCTAATCAAGACTCGACTCCCGGACCTTGATCAACGCGTAAACTCCGGACTCCTGGACCGTGAGACTGTCGCAGACATTGAAGTGGACGCAGTGACCCGCAAGGCACTGAACCCTCAAGGCCTGCGCACCTTCTCACGGTCCGTGGACGACGCGACCATTCAGCAGACCATCGATTCGTCCCGCTCGAGCGGCAAACTCGAACTCACAGATGAAGAGTGGGAACGCCTCTTGCCCGTACCAGTGGGCGATGGATTCTCCTCTCCACTGGCATTCACACCTGGATGGTGAGTGCCATGAACTTCGGAGGATTCGCAGTTCACGAGCTCGACGAAATGCGGAAGATGGCAGAGTCCCTCTTCCGCGACACCGCGAAGATCGAAAGGGTCTCGCGCGAGGCAGTCGAAGACGGCTTGGGTGGGGCAACGTTCCCACGCACGACGATCTACGAAGGTCCCGTGAAAGTGCAAAGCTGGCAGCCCTACGAGCAAGCCCCAGAAGCCGGCGGACACACCTATGTGACGCAACGCTACAACGTACACGCTCCCTGGGACGCCGGACCATTCCAAGCCGGAGACATCGTCACCATCACCTCAAGCACCCACGCCGCACACGCAGTTGGAGCGGTCTACCGGATCGCAGGACTCCACGAGAAGTCCATCCAAACCGCCCAGCGATTCCTAGTGGACGAGGTCGTGACATGAGCGCCCACGAGATCCGCGCATTCGCGACCACCGTGCGGGCCGCGGCCAAAGACATCACCCCAGACGCCGAAAAAGTGATGTTCAAAGGGGCGATGAACGTCAAGCGCGACCTACAGAAGCAAATGCGGGCATCCCGACACTTCAAAGGCGCCACAAACTCCATAACTTTCGACCAAGCCGGACTGTCCGTGGAGATCGGCCCAGAGAAGGCGTCCGGATCCGGTGGCGCAATCGCCAACGTGGCCTACTTCGGCACCAGCCGCGGTGGCGGCACCGTCGAAGACCCCCTCGAAGCACTCAACCGCGAGGCGCCCTATGTCGAAAAGTACCTACTCGAACTGGTGGTGAAGTCCTTCGAATGAGAACCATCATCACCGCACTGAAAGCGCACCTACTCGCCGCAGGTATCACCGCCTACTGGGTGGACGTGCCAGACAAGCCGACCTTCCCCTACGTCCTCCTCTGGGGACCAGCATGGGGCAAGCGCGAGGACTCCCTCGCTCCCACCACGGCAATCGACACGATCCTCAAAGTCACGACCGTGGCCGAAAACCCGGACCTTGCGCTCACCTTCACGTCACGAGTCCTCACACACCTCGACAAGAAAGTACTCACAGCCCAAGACCGCACCTTCGAGCTAAACCTCGAATGGTCCCAAGACGTCGAAGTCGACCGGCAAGTAACCCTCCCCGCCCCAAACCGACATCCGGCCTACGCAGTGTCCGGCTTCCACCTCAACGCCAGCCCCGAACATCCATAGCCCGCCCACAGTGGCGGGTTTTCTTATGCCCCTTGGAGGCACCCCATGGCACAAATCCCACTGCGCAACCTGCGCACCGGCGAAGTGCGGCACCAGTCCGCAGGCTTCGCAAACGCCTTCCCCAACGTCTGGACCAAGGACGTCACCCCCGAACCAGACACCACGGAAGACGTGACCGACCCGGCCGAGGGCACGGCCCCACCAACTGAAACCAACTCCCCAAACGAGGGGAAGAAGGAGGTGCGCAATGCGCGTACTCGCTGACGGCAAGAAAAAGTTCGTTGTCCTCCCGGAAATCCCCGCGGACATGGACAAGATCACAATCACAGAGGCACTCGCGGGCGAAGACTTCTCGGGCGCCGTACTGTCGTCCGACTTTGACCTCGGACCAGCAGCATCCGACGTCCTAGACGAGAAGTCCCTCGATGTCTCCGGAAACGCCAAGGAGCTGGGCAACGGCAACGCGGATGGCGGCTTTACTGCCTACCGCAGCTTCCTCGCTGCAACCGGCCTGCCTGACACGGCTTCTACTGAGGAAAAGTTCTGGGCGATCGTGGGTGATGCGAAGGGCACCGTGCTCCCGATCCTCATCCGCCACTCGGGCAAGAAGTCCACCGAGGATCTCACCGTCGGCGATGAGTACTGGTACTGCGAGTACGAGCTCGACGTCCCATCGTCTGCCGCGCTCGAAGGCAAGCTGAAGCACCGCGTCCCTGGTGCTATTCGTCGCTTCACCGAGGGCTTCAAGACCATCGTCTCCGCTACCCCGTGATCGAGGGCTGGTAGCCGCAGCAAGCCGCCTTGCCTGCGCGTGAAGGGGTTCCGCGCAGGCAAGGTACCACTCCCCCAATCTTTGAACCCCTCTGCACGCTTGGAGGACCGATGACTGTGCCCGCCCTGCCTTCCCGGATATCCCGACCCAGCCTTATCAGTGCACTGCACGCGCTAGGCCTTCAACCATCCGACGTGAAGTCCTTCGCTTTCATTCCCAACGGAATCCCTGCGCCAAAGATCGATCCAGAAACCGGTGAAGAAATCCCCGGAGCCTTGGATGCCCTCGAGGTCGTCGTCTTTGAACGAGACAACACCGGCGCACGCTCCCAGAACCTCCCCGGCGTCAAAGCCGCCGGATACCGCAAGTCCACACACCGCATCCCTGTCCTCTAGGAGAACCCCATGTCTGATCCCCTCACCCTCGACTTCGACTTTGACGCGTTTATTGATGGCGCATCCGTCACCGAGGAGTCCGTCGAGATCTTCCAAAACGGTGAAGTGCTCGGTAAGTACGAAGACTGGCGCCGACGGTACGAGCGCGCAGCGCAGCTTGAAAAAGCAGATGGTGAGCGGTCCGCCAACGAGGAAGACCCGCTCGCAGTCCTCATCGAGGAAGGCGCGGTGCTTCTCACGGAGCTCGAAGAGTCCCGAACCGTGTGGTTCGTTCGAGCACTCGAACCTGACGCAGAGATCGCGATAGAAGCCGCACACCCTGCACCCGAGAATCCCTTTCAGCCTTTCACTGACCCTCAACCACAACTGCCCAGCCACCCCACGGAGAAGCAGGCAACCGCCTACGTCATCGCGATGGAAGCGTGGACGGAGAAGCAAACCGCACACTTAACGGAGCAGTACCGCGCCGAGCCGTACAAGGCGTACAGCAAGGCCGCCCGCCAGATCGTCGCTGATCGTGAAGCGGAAAAGGTACACTGAGGGTTCGTGCGGATCGAGAAGGACAGCGAAGTTATCGCCACGAAGAGCCCATCGGTTGAGCAAGTAAAAGCGCTCCGCGCCAAGATTGGCGAACTGCAGTTTGGCCGCCTCGTCACCGCAATCGACGAAGCAAAGGAGAAAGAGCCGGAGGTCGCAGGGGCTTTTTTGTCCCTCACCTCGCAGAGCGCCCGTGGCTAGTCGACGCTCTGAAGGCCGCCCGCGATTGGGGTGTGCGGCCCACAGCTTTCCTCGAAAGCTGGTCCACGCGTGACCGTGCTCTAGCGATGGGCCTTGGCGCCTATGAAGCCGGCTACTACATGGGAATCCCCATCGAAAAGGTCTGGGACCCGCAATCGGAAGGATGGCTTGTCGCAAAACAAGTCGTCAACCAAGCAGACGCGGCAATCGCCCGCGCCCAAGCCAAGATCAAAGACCCAGAGCCCGGCGCTCAATGGCAGGTCTTCGACATCCGAGAAAACCCCGAATACGCGGACCTCGCCGACTAGACGTAAATAAACGTCGCAACGAAACCGGCGATCAGACCAGCAATGCGGGCCTCCCGCTTATACCAAGTGACTTCCTTGTCGCTGGTGGTGCGCTGAATGATCGCAACGATCATCGGCGCCACTACTGATAGCGCAGCGATCGGAGTCCCTTCCGGCCGATCGCTCCCATAAATGATCGTCCCAACCACGACACCGATGATGATTCCCCAAAAAGCGAACCCGGCAAACGAGAACAACGTCGTACCAGGTTTGGCCTTTTCATGCCCCTCAACTGGGGCTTCTTCCATTTCAGGGGCTGTTTCAGTCATGCCCTGATTCTTCCATGCCATTCGGAGGTGTTCAATGGCTGACCGGTCTATCAAACTCAAGCTAGAGGCTGAAGTATCCCAATACAAAAAGGAACTCGACGCCGCCGCGAAGGTCACTGAGAAGCTCGCCGCAAACTCAGAACTCGCCGCAAAGAACGTGGCGGTCGCGGCCGCCAAGCAGAAGACCGCCGCATCCCAGGTTGCCGCAGCAGAGCAAGCCCTCCAGAAGGCACAAAACTCCGGCAAGGCCTCTGCCACGCAGCTCGCCAAGGCCGAACAAGAAGTAATGGAAGCAAAGCGCGGTCACTGGAAAGCTTCGCAAGAACTCAAGGCAGCCCAAGAAGGGCTAACCCGCGCAAACCTGGCACAAGCAGAATCGGCACTCAAGCAACAGTCCGCGTGGAAAAAGGGCGCAGCCTTCTTCAAGGAGAACCGCACAGAAATCGACGCCGTTGGGTCTTCCCTTACAAGAGTCGGAACCGTAGGTGTCGCAACCCTCGGCCTGATGACCAAGGGCGCCATGTCTTGGGAATCAGCGTGGGCTGGCGTAACCAAAACCGTCAACGGCACCGAGAAAGAAATGGCCTCCCTCGAAACAGGCCTGCGCGGACTCACTAAGGTACTCCCCTCAACCCACGAAGAAATCGCAGGTGTCGCAGAGTCCGCAGGTGCACTGGGCGTCGCAACCAAAGACATCCTCGGCTTCACCCGCACCATGGTCGACCTCGGAGAAACCACCAACCTCACCTCCGATGAAGCCGCAACCCAGATCGCACAGATCTCCAACGTCATGGGAACCATGGCCCGAGACGGCACTGCCGGCGTCGAACGATTCGGATCCACCCTCGTCGCCCTCGGAAACGACGGAGCATCCACCGAGGCCGACATTCTCGCACTGGCACAACGCATCGCTGGCGCAGGAAAGACCCTCAACGCCACCGAAGCAGACGTCCTCGCCGTCGCCAACACACTCGCATCTATGGGCATCAATGCCGAACTCGGTGGCGGCGTCACCTCCCGCGTCCTCCTCAAAATGCGCTCCGCGGTCGACACCGGCGGCAAGTCACTCGAAGCATTCGCACGCACCGCAGGACTCTCCGCCGACGAGTTCGCCACCAAGTTCCGCACCGCCCCAATGGAAGCCCTAGACCTCATCGCCAAGGGCATCCACAACGTCAACACGGCAGGCGGAAACGTCACCGACACCATGAAAAAAATGGGCATCAAGGGCACCGAGGAAACCCAAGTCATGCTCGCACTCGCAAACTCCGGAAACCTCCTCACCGACTCCCTCAACCTCGGCGCAACCGCCTGGGAGCAAAACTCAGCGCTCGCAGAAGAAGCCGCCAAGCGATACGAGACCACCGAAGCAAAAGTCGCGATGGCCTGGAATGCCGTCAAAGACGGCGCAATCGAAGTTGGTCAGTACGTTCTGCCAATAGTCGCAGAGGTTGCAGATGGCGTGGCCGACTTGGCCGGTTGGTTCGCAAACCTTCCTGAGCCTGTCAAAGCGACGGTCACCGCGCTCGGCGGCATCGCATCTGTCACAGCGCTTGCTGCAGGTGGAGCTCTGAAGTTGGCTGGCTCTGTTGCCGACAGTTACACCGCATTCAAGCAACTCACGCTCCAATCACCGAAACTTGCCTCCGCAATCAAGGGCATCGGTACCGCCTCCGTTCTGGCGGCACCGGCAATCATGGCTGTCATCGCTGCACTCTCGTATGACGGTGGAGCGCCGACGCAGAGCGTCAACGAACTCAACACGAGCATCCGACAACTCGGAGAGGGCGCCTACGCGACGGACACGATCTTCAAAGACAGCGTCTTCGAAGACGGCTTCGAGATGGACTTTGACGGGTTCATAGATGGACTCAGCCGTGCCAAGAATGCTGGCGATCATTTTGCCGACTTCTGGCGAAACATGCGGCACGCAACTCTGGGTGACGGCTCGCGTGACGGTCTACAGGTTGCGGTAGATAACTTCCGCGCATTCGACGAAGCGATGGCTTCGGCCACCGCCACCAGCCTGCCGGAAGTCGCCAAGGCGTTCGAGTCCCTCAACATGGAACTCGATGGCACTGAAGCGTCAGGTATAAAACTCCTCGAGCAAATGCCGGGTCTCCGCGATTCCCTGATCGGGATAGCGAACGAAACCGGTGGTGCAACAGACAACGCATCGCTTTACAAGCTCATGATGAGCCAACTCGCCGGAGCAACTGGCGAAGTCATGGTCGCTACCGACGGCGCGGTGTCTTCCACCCAGCAGATGGTGGTCGACCTTCAAGCGCAAGCTGACGCCGCGGACCGGGCACACCAGGAACTTCTGGATCTCGCAAACGGGGTACTCAGTCTGCGTGACGCAAACCGCGGTTTCGAAGCAGCGATTGACTCTGCTAGCGACGCGATCGCAAAGAACGGTAAGAACCTCGACATTTCCACTGCGAAAGGTCGAGAGAATCAAGCCGCTCTCGACAGTATTGCGTCGTCTGGTCTGGCGATGGTCGACTCCGCACGGGAGCAGGGTGCTTCTCAAGAAGAGCTTGAGAAGAAGATGTCCAAGGTCCGTAAGGCCTACATTGCAGCCGCTGAGAACGCTGGCATGTCTACCTCGGCCGCGAAGAAACTCGCTGACCAGTTGGGGCTGATCCCCAAGGAAACGACCGCAAAGATCAAGGCAGAGGTCAGCGATGCGTCCGCCGCAATCTCTGGCATTCACAACCAGATCGTCAACCTGCCTAACGGTAAAACCGTCACCATTACAACGAACCAGTACACGAACGAGGTGACGTACCGGACGACCAAGAACGGCCCAGCGTATAAGGCCGACGGCGGCCGCGTCTCCATGCCGGCCCTCGCTGGTGGTGGGCGCCTGCCGCGCACAGGTCTTGGCACTGACCAGATTCTTGGCATGGATAAGTCGGGCAGGCCTACGGCGTGGGTGAACGACCGCGAGTGGGTCATCAATGACAAGTCGTCGGATAAGTACGACGGATTCCTCGACATGATCAACCGCGACGACCCGCGAGTACGGCATCTGGCCGGTCTTGCTTCGGGTGGTCGTATCGATGACAAAACTAAGTCGTACAACACCGCGAAAGGCAAGGTCAGTTCCTGGGGCCGAACCGTCAAGGCGTGGGAAAAGACGGTCAAGGACGCCGAGAAGGCGTACCAGAACGCTAGTGGCAAGAGCGCAAAGAAGGCCGCAAAAGCACGTCTGGATTCAGCGAAGGCTGATCTGAAGCGCGCTCAAGCAAAGCTAAAAGCCTATGAGAAGGAACGCGATCAACTAAAGAAAGAGATCGCGGACCTCAAGGCCACACGCACCGACCTGACATCTGGCGTGGCGGAGAAATCCTTCACGTACAACGAGAAGACAGGCCAGGTCGAGACCTCCAACTCCCTGATGAATCAGGGCACTGGTGGACTCTCGGGCGCGTACAACCTAGTAGATCAAGTAAAGGCTGCTTCCAAGCTTCCTGGGCTCACGAAGAAGCAACAGGAAGCGATGGCTAAGGCTTCGGCTTCTGCACGCAAGGAATTCGAGAAGCTCTACAAGGAAGCCGCCCTGCTCGAAGGCAAGCTGGGTAAGGCCCAACAGCACGTCTCCGAGATGGCGTCGGTTTCCAATTCGGTGAAGTCGGGTCTTGCTGGCGGGTTCTCTCTTGGTGATTCGATCACTGAAGAGGAGTTCGTAGGCGGGTTACGCACGCAGAAGCGCGGCGTGACCGGCGCGGACATGGTCACCAACGCTCGGGCATATTCTGAGAAGCTTCGCACCTTCGCGAGTGCTTTGAAGAAGCTCGCTGACTGGGGACTGTCGTCCACGGTCTTGCAGGAGATCGCAGGGTATGGCGTCGATGACGGCCTGATGATCGCGAACTCTCTGTCGAGGGACCAAGTCGCTGAACTCAACCAGGCTTACTCGTCGATCGACAAGTATTCGCAGCAGTCCGGACAGCATGCGACTCGGAACTTCACCACAGACGACGGAACCTTCATAGCTGGAGGTCTCGCCGCAGGTGAGAAGACGGTTGCGACTCTTGAGAAGCAGATTGCCGCGAACGAGAAGGCCCTGGCGACGCAGACGGACAAACTCCTTGACGCTTGGGGGAAGCCCTTCGACATCAAGTACGACGCCAAGACCGGCAAGATGGTCTCGATCACTCCTGCCAAGAAAGCCTTCGGCGGTTTCGTATTTGGTCCAGGAACCCAAACATCAGATTCCATCCCCACGATGCTCTCCAACGGCGAGTTCGTGGTCCGTGCCCGTGAAGCACAGAAGCCGTCAAACTCTGCTCTGCTCCGCGCAATGAACGCAGGCAAGAACATCAACCCACCTACCGCCTATGCGGGAATCGACTACAACCGCCTCGGCGCAGCCGTGGCATCCGCTATCGCGGCAAACCCGCAGCAGATCATTTCAAACCTCGTCATGGACCGCCAGGTCATGGCGACGTGGGTGGGGATGGCGCAGCAAGTCGCCAAGCAAAGGGGGGTCCGTCTATGACGTTCGCTCTGATGGGGCCGGTCGGTGAACTCCGCCCGGCCCCCGCCCCTGAACCAGGCGTAAGTGTCAACGCCACCCAAACCACGAACCAGTGGATGACGCTCGGTGAGAATCGCTTCACGCAAGGCGGGAAGCGGATCCACCGTGACTGGACGTTGTCCTTCACCTGGGATCGTCCCGAGGAACTGGCCTGGCTCGCTGAGCTCGCGTCAGGTAGCGTGCCCGGACCGATCTACCTGTACACGGCAAAAGCCGCGGTCGAGAATCTCGCTCCACCTGCCCTGCAGAACTGCGGGTCCGGGGTTACTGGCCGCCGCCGCGTGCTGGCGGCTGGTGACCGTGAGGTGGGGGTCTCTCGCAAGATTCCCATCAAGCCGTCCACCGCGTACATGGTCTCGGCGTTGACGTCGGGCAGCGGGTCTGTGACGCGCAAGATTTACACGGAGGCGGGCGTCGAGCTCGCATCGGTAGTTCTGGCCGCGGGTGCTTCGGGCGTTCGCGTCTCGGCATTGTTTACGACCCCGGCGACCGCCGCATACATGACCTTGACCCTCACGGCAGGTATCGGGCAGGTCCGCCTGACCGAGGGCGCTCACACGGGGTTTATGCCCGGTGATGGGGTCGCCCCAATTCAAGTAATGGCTCTTCAAGAAGTGTTGCAGCGCGTGATGGCAGGTGATCACCGCAGCGACTTCACGTGCACTGTAATGGAGGTGGGCTAGTTGGCTCACGAGAAGGTCTATCTGCCCGAGTCCCAGGTCGTTGGGGCGCCAGGTGATGTGGTGTCGTGGTCGGTGTCGCGTGAGATTAGCGGTGCCGGCCCGTGGAGCACCGCGGGTGTAGGCGTGGGTGGTGGCACGGTCACTCTGCTTGATGACGGTACGCCGTGGAAGTCGCCTCTCATACGTGTTGGTGAAGCAGTCCAGATAAACGCTCGGTCCGATTCGGACCGGGCGTTTTCTCGTATCGCGACGATGATCTCGGCGGATGTGGGCGGCTCTGCTCTCACCATTGAGAAGTCTTTTAGCGTGCAAGACGACATGCGCGCGCTCATGGAGCCTATGCGTATGCCCACCCTGTTGCCTGCGGCGCCGGTGGATGCGTCGCAGGCGATCGTAAGGATCTGCGAGAAGGCTGGCGTCCCTCATGACGTGCAGGCGTCCGGGATTATGGTCCCCGCACTTCTTTTCGACGCCACCACTGGGTGGGAAGCCATCCAGGATGTTGCGGAGAAGACGCTCGGTGCGGCGTGGATGAGTGAGACCGGGACCATTGTGTACCGCAATGCCGCCACGATGCGCGGGGTCGGGACGCCGGTCGAGTCGATCCTGTCGCTGGACTCTGTCGACGACGTGGCGTGGTCGTACTCGGATGAGAACGTCGCGGACCGCCAGACGGTCACGTACACGCCATTCGTCACCACCACGGTCACTGACAACTCGTTGACGATCTGGGAATCGCAGAAGGTCATCGAGATTGAGCCTGGTGCGACGGTGGTCCTCGAGCAAGACTTCGAGGGCGCCGCAGACAGCCTTGCACCATGGCGACAAGCGCAAGACACAACCGTGCCTGCCGAGCAGTACTCGCGCTGGAATGCCGCGTTCTCACCTGATGGTGGGGATGCTCCCCCAGCATCGGTGCTCACGGTCACGTCCACTCTTCTGTCGGCGTCGCGTGTCAAGATCACCCTGAAGTCGAACGCCGCCCAGAAACTGTATGTCGCGGACTTCGGCTATCAGTCGTTGATCGTGCGTGCCAACAAGACGGTCCGCCCCGGCGCACCTGTCACGCTCGAGTCTGGCAACACTGAGGAGACGGCCCGCAACACGGTCTCGCTCGATCTGGGCTTGTATGCCGGCACTGAGGCGAAAGCCAAGGAACTCCTGGGGTGGCTGGCGTTGCAGTCCGCCACTCCGCGCGCACAACTTGATGGCTTGCGGGTGGTTCCGGACGCGGCACGACGCCTCGGCTCTCTGGTCACGTTCACGGACCCTGTCACGGGTGCATCCTCGCGGTGCATCATCACGCGCAAGGAAGACTCGGGTAGCGCGGCAACCTACGATCAGCATCTGACGTTGACGATGGTGCCGGGCACTACCCCGCCACCTGCGACGGTGGTTGTGAAGATCACCGAGCCGGTCGGTACGTCGGATTCGACGACGTTGACGGAGCGTCAGGCTTTCCGTGATGCGAATGCGGACCGGATCGATCAGACGGCCCCTCCTGCACCTTCCGCGCCTGTTCTCTCTGCGCGCCTCGGTGTGATCACGGTCGGATTCGACGGCCTCACAAACACCGGCTCCGAGATCCCCTCGCGCGTCGAGTATGTGCAAGTCGCACTGTCTGGCGCCCCGAACGCGAACGCGGTTGTGAACACCATCCCCGGCGCCGGCGGGCAAATACTGATCTCCGATCAGCCGTACAACTCAACCCGTTACATTCGGTTGCGTGCCGTCTCGTATGCGGGTGTTGCGGGGCCGTGGGGTGCTGAGCGCTCGATCGTGGTCACGCCCCTGGTCGATACCGACATGATCGGTAAGGTTATCGCTTCGGCGAATATCAAGGATGGCGCTGTTACTTCCGTGACTATCGCGTCGTCTGCGATCACCGCGGCAAAGATTGCGGTCGATGCGATCACGGCTGACAAACTCCTTGATGGGGCCGTGCTTTCATCCAAGATCGCCGCGAACGCGATCACGGGTGCGAAGCTCGCTAACGCTGCGGTGGACGCGACGAAACTCGCTCCTGGCGCAGTTACGGACGCAGCGCTGGCCACGCCAGTGAAGAACGCAATCACTGGCGCCCAGACCGCGGCAGATAACGCGCAGTCGGCGGCGAACTCGGCGCAGGCGTCCGCTAACGCGGCGGCCGCAGATTTGCTCGCACTGTCGGGTAAGACGGGTCGGTTGATTCGTTCAACGACTGCCCCGACCGGTGATGACCGCAACGTTAACAACTCGTGGCTGAACACCGGCAACGGGCAGTTGTCCCAGTGGACGGGTAGCGCGTGGACGGTCATCACGGACTCGCGCCTTACTGCGGCGGCACAGGCAGCAGCGGACGCGGACGCGAAGGCGGGCCTTGCTCAGTCGGCAGCCTCCGCGGCACAGTCTGCCGCGACGGCCGCACAAACGGCGGCCAACGCTGCGCAAACCACGGCCGACGGGAAGAGCAAGGTCACCCGCGCCACCACCGACCCCATCGGCGGCGGCTCCACGGGAGATCAGTGGTGGAAATACTCCGGTAGCCAGATCGTCGGGTTGTGGATCCATTCCGGTAGTGGATGGGTCTCTCAAACCCTGACTGACGCGGTGATTACGAATCTGAATGCCGGCGCGATCACTGCGGGTTTCTTGGCTGCGGCGCGTATTCAGGCGGCCACGATCACGGGCACGCATATTGCGGGTGGCACGGTGACCGCGGCGAATATGGTCGCGGGCACGATCACTGCGGCGTCGGGAATCCTCGCTGATGCGTCGATTACTACGGCGAAGATCGCAGATCTTGCCGTGTCTGGTGCGAAGATCGCAAACGCTACGATCACGAATGCCAAGATCGCGGACTTGGACGCGGTCAAGATTAACGCGGGCACATTGAATGCGGCGCGTATCGCGGCTGAGTCGATCACGGCGGAGAAACTTGCTGCGAACTCGGTGACCACGGCGAAGCTCGTGGCGGAAGCCGTGACGTCGGCCAAGATCGCTGCTTTGGCGGTCGAGGCAGGCCACATCAAGGCGAACGCCATCACCGCGGACAAGGTAGCGGCCGGCGCGATCACGGTTGCGAAACTCAACGTCGGAGACTTCGAGAATTTCGCGGAACACGTTCCGGCGCAGGGAATCGGAGTCGTCTACCCTACAGAGTTCACAACCGCGACAGACGGCGAATGGATCACCAACGAGCCGGCTTCACAACGGGGCTACTTGATGTTCAGGAATCGGCGCGGCCCGATTCCCTTCAAGCCGGGCGAGCAAATCCGAGTCCAGTTCACCGGCATGACGACAACGCCAGGCAGCGGGTATGTCCAAGTCAATATGTGGTGCTACCCCTCCTCAACGTCGTCTGCGGGAAACATCTCGAGTAATCAAGTAGGGCTCACCTTAACGGAGGTCCCCACCGAGTTCAGTGCGGTGCTGACAGTCCCAGACATCAGTTCCTTTCCGAACACCTCGGCCTGGCTGGTCGGACTAAACGGAGCGAATGCGCAATACGCGAAAGTGAAAAACATCCGCGTCTACCGTATGACGCCGGGTGAGTTGATCGTGAATGGTGCTATCACCGCGGACAAGATCGCCTTCGGCGTCCTGGAATCCGACCACACACCGGGAGTCCCCGCAGTGCGGATCGGTGGCCAGGGTGTCCGCCTCTACGACACAGAGGGTAACGAGTCCGTAAGTCTGACAGCCACGGGAAGCCAATTCCTCACCCTGAAGGACAGCACCGGTGAACCCGTCGCATCCATCGACGACACCGGCGGCTCAGCATTCGAAACCCTCGCAGTCGCAGGAGAAGCCCGCGTAGACGGCGTGCTCATCATCGGTGGTGACCCCATCGCCGAGCACGGATCAGGAGACTACGGACCCGTCATCAACGGGCGCGACCTCCTCGGGAAAACCTTCACCGACTACGTGAACGAACACCCCGGCGTGCAAGACGGCAACGCTTGGCTTACCGCCATGCCACACGGGCAAATCCTGAACGCGTGGCACGAAAACGGCACGACCGCGGAAACCTACGACGGCATCAACGGCGAATCGCATTTCCGGCAGAAACTTCAAGGCTCCTTCGAAGCAAAAGCCGGGCGCATCTACCAGATCGCCTACCGCACGCCCTCCTTCCGGGAAACCGGAACACTCGGGACCGGCGGAAACGTAGGTGCCTGCATCCTCTACTACTCGACCGGGACCACGCCCCTCAACGTGACCGGCTCGATCATCCGAGGAACCCGCGCGTACTTCCCACGCGGCGGATCAGACACCATGGCGTCCGTCGTAACCACCGTCCGATGCCCAGAAGACATCCCCGCCGGACAAATCAACCTGGGCATCACCGTGTACGCGTACTCAGGCCGCACCATGCAATCACAGACAACCTCGGACCAAAACCGGTACGAGCTCGCCGTGACAGACATGGGCATGCGGGCACCCGCAAATCAGGGTGTATCCGTGAATCTGTCGCGCCAAGGGACCGTGGACCCAACGCCTCCGACTCCCCCGGCACCCGCGAAAAAGGAGTACACCACCACGGTGAACGCGTCGTGGGGGCAAGGCTACAAGGGCGACAACACCCAAAACAGTGACGCCGGCGCGAAAGCCACACAAGGGTACACCTCGTACTGGCCATCAGGAGGCGTGCAACGAGGCCTCATCGGCTTCCCATCCGTGACCGGCACCCTGTCGGGAGCGGACATCGTGAAGGTCGAAGTGTACGTGTACGCCGCACACTGGGCGTCCTCCTCCGGAGGAACCCTCTGCATTGGCGGACACTCCCACACCTCGAAACCCACGACCTGGTCGTCAAACCTGAACGACGCGAAACGCCAGGCACTCAAGAAGCCAGAAGGCCGGTGGATCACCCTCCCATCCAGCATGCACGCAGGCTTCAAATCCGGCACATACAGGGGCATCAGCATCCTGCCACCCGGATCATCCACCAGCAGCACCTACTACGGCTACCTCACATGGTCGAAGTCGAAGCTCCGCATCACGTACAAAAAATAAGGAGCCATCATGGCAGAAGAAGAAGCACCGGCACCCGAGGTGCCAATCCCTGACCCGCTGGCTCCCGACGAAGAAGGCTTGGTCCCACCATTCGTGGAATCAAGCCTTCTTCGCGCGATGCGTGCAGCGGAAGGCTGCGAGGCGTTCGCTTTTCGCGTCGAAATGGCGTGCTGGCAGGAAGGGGTCGACTACACGAGCGAGGTGCGCCGCAAGGTCGCACTGGACCCGAACATCAACGCTCTAGTGCGCGTGGACCGCAACAACACGGTCTCCACCACCCGCGTCACCGACACGGCAATCATCGAAGCAGTCCAAGCACTCAAGCCACCCGTGGAGGCTCCATGAGTGAGGACTACACCCAAGCCGAAATGGTGCGCACCCTCACCCGGATTGAGGAAGGGCAAACGAAGCTCGAGCACAAGATCGACGCCCTGTCCGCAACCTACGTGCAAAAAGACGCCTACGAGATCCGCACCAGCGCGATCGAGCGGGACATCAAAGCGATCAAGCAAACCCACACGGACGACATCACGGCCTTGCGCACAGAGCAGGCACCGGTGAAGACATCACCGTGGGTCGTCGCTGGCTTCGGCGTCTCGACATTGGTCGGCCTTGGATCGCTCGCGGGCGTCACTATCACCGTAGTCAAAGTCATCGCACAACTGCCTTGACCACACGCAACACAAGCACCTTCCGGGGTGCATTTTCTATGCCCAGAAAGGGGCACCGCATGTCTACGACACCCGAAGCGTGGGCCACAGACGACCCAACCCACGCCGACCTCCCACCCACCGAGTTTCCGCCAGACGAGTTCCCGGACCCTAACGGAGAGGACGACATCCAGTGACCGCAACCGCTAACGCAGTCATCAAGGCCGCTGCCGCAGAGCTCGGCAACTTCTATCCCGGCGCTTCAAAGTACGGCCTGTGGTACGAGAACAAGACCGGTCTCAAGGGGTATGCGCACGCACAGTTCTGTGCGATGGGAGTGTCCTGGCGCGCGGCTCAGGCCGGAGCCCTCGACATCATCCCCCTCCACGCGTACACGCCGTCCGGAGCCAATTGGTTTAAGGACCGCGGACGCTGGCACGTCGGTGTCGCGGGAGTGAAGCGCGGAGACATCGTGTACTTCGACTTCCCCGGCCAGCCCAACCGCATTTCACACGTCGGCATCGTCGAGTCCGTGAACTCCGACGGTTCGGCGAACACCCTCGAGTTCAACACCTCGGGCACGGTATTCGGTGATCAGCGCAATGGTCGCGTGGTCGCACGCAAGCGTCGCAAGTCGTGGATTGTCGGCTACGGACGACCCGCCTACGCCAAGACGTCCTCGACGTCGAAACCATCCACCTCGAAGACGGAGATCCAGAAAATGGCAGACAAGCTTCCAGTCATCAAGCCCGGCGACACCGGCGCCTACGTGGGCCGCATGCAGGGACTCCTCCTTGCTGACGGCCAGTACATCGGCAAGGCCGGTATCGACAAGTCCAACGGCCCCACCACGCAGAAGGCGGTGAAGGCTTTCCAGAAGAAGCACAAGCTTGTAGTGGACGGCTACTTCGGCCCGAAGTCGTGGGCGAAAGCACTAGGAGCATAGCCATGAGCAAGTACGCAAACAAAGCCTTTTGGGTTGATACTGCCGACCGCGTCATCGCAACCACGGCACAGTCCGCTGTCGCCGTCCTCACCGCGGGGACGACCTCCCTCATTGACGTGGATTTCGCACAAGCAGCAGGAGTGGCCGGCCTCGCCGGCCTCGTCTCGCTACTCACCTCGATCGCATTCCGCGACGGCGCCCAGTCACCTGCTGAAGCGCCACGGCACGCCGATGCCTAGCTACGAATGCCGGGAATGCGGTTCCGAGTACACCTATCCCGGACATGCAGCCCAGTGTGAGGAGAACTGCCGCAAGTACTGGGATTCCTTCCCGTCACACAAGGCGGAGCGCTGGACCCAAGAAGACGACTAAACCAAATGGCCCCCTCCCTGCATCTGGGTGGGGGCCATTTCGGCATTTCAACTTCAAGGTGAAGAAGGCGGTCATGGGATGGAACGCTTCTTCGCTTCTCATCGTGGCCGTTTGCATCACGGCAATAACCCATACAGTCGTCTCGACATTTCCTGCGGGCTGGATCATGTTAGAGAAGTAGTGGAACCAGTTCAGGAGGAAGTGAACCGGGACACTCCAAACGAGTTTTCACTGGTTAACGATCGAACTCAAGAAGGAAAATGGGCATTCACCCGCCTGCGCGTCCATTTAACCCGTGGAGAATACCGGCAACGAGCCGCACTGGGACTAAAGACCCAGCTCGATCGGTGCGACACCGTCGGATAACGACAACGCCCCCACCCTCAAATGAGGGTGGGGGCGTTTCTGTTGTTTCTATGCTGCGACGATCTGTTGAGCGAGCTTCACGGACATGTACAGACGCAGAGGCCTGTCCTTGGTCCGCACAAAGCCGGCCTTTTCGTAGAACTGCGCTCGCTTTTCGTCAAGGGCATCAACGGATAGCAGGTTTACGGGAGAAAGCTCATGCGCATCAAGCGCTGAGCGTATCGACTTCAAGAGCAGCGCCCTCCCCCTGCCATTACCTTGCTCCTTCAGATGAACCCCGAGCTTACATAGCAGAATCGCCACTCCCGCACCGTCCTCATTGAACTTCCTCGAAACAGACGAAGAGTACCCATCCGCGTTCACGACGATGGATTTCAGAGAGTAGTAGCCAGAAATATAGTCCAAGCCCTCCCAAACCTGGGAGCTCACATTACTACGCTGATCCCATGCATGATTGCGGAACCAGTCCGTGATTTCTGGCTCGCCACAGTCAAACGTTTCACGATCGTGGTGTTCTGCCAAAGGGGTGATGTTCAAGCGCCCTGCCCGAGTAGGAACGCTCTGGCACGCTGGACTTCAGCCTGATCGAACTCTTCAAGAGAATCCATAAAGGATCCTTCCAGGACGGAGATTTCTGGATGAAACACTCTGAACTCCACGGGTGCCTCATTGCGGAAATACGGTGCGATATCTGAGTCTGGGATGATGTCGTAAAAACCGCCTTGGAAGTTCTTCTCCCACGGGGTTTCAGTAGACGAGTGACCGCTGTGGCTGATGCTTCGGAGTTGCGCTGCAGAGTACTTACCGTACTTCGTCCAGACTTCGTCGATGAACTGAGTAACATCGGCTGGAAGCGTCGGCGGCGCAACAGCGGCTTCTGGGTTTTCGACAACGATTATCTGTGCGCCCGCGTGCTCTGCAATCACGGGCCGGTAGACAGGCCCGTGAGCGAACGCGTAGGTCGTCTCGTCGAATAACCTAAAACCTGTGGATGCTAAGTAGTTTGCCTGGGCGAAGTAGAGGAGTTTCTGCAGTTTCATTGGGGTGACGTCACTGTCCTCCCGCTTCGCATCAAGGGCCAAGATGTAACTCTTAATAGCATCAATCTCTAGGTTCTTGCTTACCTTCATCTCCATGGTTCCACCTCCATCCTGTGCATAACTTTATCCACACCCTGTGGATTACTTCTGTAGTACAACAGTACCAAGCAAAACCCTACCTGGTAAGAAATATCAGCAACCACACACTATGTGTCACCACTGACATTGCAAAATCGGCCTACACTCGACTCGTGCAGGAACGAGTGTTTGAGTTTCATACGGATGTAGCGTTGAACACTATCGAGGTGGATATCGACGCGGAGACTGAGATCTTCCCGGAGATGTTGTGGGTACGAGCTCGTATCGTCTGGCGTGATCATGGTGAGGACATCACTACAGGACGCGCGTTCCAGCGGCATCAAGGGTACGTTCTCGTGTATCCGTCGCGCGGCTGGTGTCAGCGCGCGTGGATGTGGCTACCGGAGGAAGACCTAGAGATCTTGCCGCCCGAGGAGACGCCGCGGGAGTCATTCTGGTGAAGCGTGTATGCCATCCCAGCCCTCGGTTTGGATGCGTTCGTACCAAGGCCAGTCGGTAGCCCAGAACACGGCTGTCGCAGCGTCTCGTAGTTCACCTTCGAGTGTTCCAGCCCAGGCGATGTACTCGTACATGTCCACATGCTCGACGGTACCGGCCAGGCATGTCAGACGGGCGGCTTACAGTGCATTTGTGGATATCCAAGACATCACCACCGGCGTATACGTCAGCTACTCGACCTATCCGATCGAGATAAAGCAGTATTGGCCCGAGCGCGCGGCCATGCAGAGGGCGATTGAGAAGCATGCGCAAGAGATCGCCCAGTGGTACTGTGAAAGCACAGGTCAAACCATGATTTCAGTGCAGAAATCAACCCCAAAAGGTTAAGAAGCAGTTCTTAACCCTAGAGCGTTAAGGCCAGACCACACCCAAAACCGCACAATCTAGCGGCACCCAAACACGCTTAACCCCAGAAGGTTAAGAACCAATCTGAGGAGTGGCACTAACAGGCATCCTCCACCCAATCGACTCCACAGCTTGAGCCTGCTCGGACAGCAGTAGGTGGGCGTACACCTTTGATGTGGTGGCTAGGCTTTCGTGCCCTAGACGCATTTGCACCACCTGCGCGGGCACTCCTTCCATGAGCGCCCACGAAGCGAACGTGTGCCGCAACGAGTGCGGGGTGAGGCCCTTCGAGATCTTCGACTTCACGACGGCAGCCTGCCACTGCCTCTCGCGGAACCGCTGAGCGTGGATCTGCCCGCCACGAATCGCAGTGAACACGAGATCATCCGCGGCTTTCCCTTCTAGGAGTGGCGCAAAGTCGTGGATTGCAGAACCTAGGAGGATCGTGCGGCGCGAGCGCGAAGATTTGGGCGAACCCAACTCCACGCCAACTTCTGCTTTCTTCCAAGCTTGCCGGATGCTCACTGATTCTGTTTTCAGGTTGAAGTCACGCACGCGCACTGCGGTGGCTTCCCCCATTCGCGCACCGGTGAGAAGAATGAAAGCGATGAAGGGCTTGTAGTGGTCTTGCATGGCGGCGAAGAAGCTGAGCCATTCGTCGCGTGTGAAGATGTCTTTCTCTTCTTGGACTTCAACCTTGGGGAGGTCAACGCCTTTCGCTACGTTGCGGTTGATGTGGCCTGCGGCTTGTGCGGTAGACAGCATGGACGATAGGAGGCCGTGGGCGTTCTTGATGGACTTGGGTAAGTAGAACTCTTCCTTTGGCCTCTCAGTGCCGTTCTTTGCGGCTGTGATGGCTTTCTTCTGCCAGCGTTCGGTGGTCTGCTTCATCTGCCATGCGATCCATCCGATTACGTCATCGCCTGTGATTTGATCCATGGGTATTTCGCCAAGGCGGATGAGGAAGGTTCGCGCGGCCATGCGCTTGTACTCAGCGAGTGTGCCAGGCGTGGTTTTTGTGGCTCTGCGCTCGAGGTGGCTTGGGAGCCACTCGGTCAGCGTCGGCACTCCGCGCGTATTGGTTTGGAGGTCGAGGAGGCGCAGCGCGACATCTACGCCGCGTTTCTTGATTGTCTCCTGTACAAGGAGTGCGTCTTCGAGGTGGGCGAGCCAGGGTGTGGTTTCGACTTTGCGTGATCCTTCGCGCCGGTATGCGACGCGGTAGCGCATGACTTGCTCGGTTTTGTTGAACCGTTCTTGGATGCTTGCGGAGGCCAT